AGGAGCATGGAGTGCACCGGCACTAAATCCGGGAAGGCCACAAGCGTGGTGGCCTTCGCCCCTACGGGGGTCGAATTAGCGCATTGCTCCCCAGCTTCGGGGTGCAACAGCCGCCGAAAGGCGGTTGCTAAAGAGCTTGACCAGGCTTCAGGGAAGCTGGTCGCGGGGCCTGCTCGTAAGGAGGCCCAGGAGGAACTCAAGAAGGATCTTGATGCAGCCGGGAAGACAGTAGCACTGAAGTTGCTACAGAAAACCATTGGTCGGCTTAGGTCTGGAAACGGGAGTGGCGTTGATTATTTTCGCGCCAAGGAGTTGAGCAAGATGATCTTTGGATTGGTCTTGGTCTTGAGTTTGGGATGCGTTGAGGCACAGGTTGACCCTTACCGCGTGGTATTGATGCGTGAAGCTGCAAAGCTTTACTATCCTATGCCTCGAGGTTGGTCTGCCCCCCCTTTTACGTTTCGGAATGAAAGTTGGACGAATCAAACTGCGGAAAACCAAACAGAGTTTGCTCATCAAAAGATTGTGGATGAGGAGGCGATGATTTCGGATAGTACAGGTTGGAGAAGTCTGATTGTCAAGTATTTGTACAAGTTCATAACTCAGATGACTTACTTGATTAGTTTCCTTATGTTTGGGTTTTGGAACCTCTTGCATGCTAGCATAGCGATATGCCTCCACTCCATGTTGAGCCATTTTGGTCTTTTGGCCTATGAAGTTCAGCTTCTTTCCTTCATCGGATTGTTTTTCACCCTGTTGAGGGCGATCAGCTTAGTACACTGGATATGTATGTGTGTTTATTCGCATGTTACGTTTACGTGGGAATCGCTGGTCGTCACCTGGTACGTGTTTATATCTTTGCCTAATTTAATCTGGGATTGGATTCTTCGTGAGTCTGGTTTCAGGAAGGGTTTCAAGATTATGCACCAGGACGACTTGTTGTATACATATCACGAGGAAGATGGTGAGGCTAAATTTTATGCTGGAGGAAAGCTCATGGGAGTCGCGATGAAGGTCAATGGCAAAGCAGCGAAGGAAATGGCCCAGCCGGGTTCTATCCCTTACCGTGTCGACTCAGCTAAAACTCTAAAAGGTATGGTGCATTTATTCACCAAAACCGAGAAGGGGTATGCTTTTGTAGGCACTGGTTTTAGGGTGGATCATCAATTTACCTTTGGAAAGAAATCGCTTTTAGTGACAGCCAAACATGTTGCGGAGGCGTCGACTCATTTTGCGTTGGCGTCATCAGTGAATCGCGAAGAAACTATGCGAGTTCAGCCTTTGAAAGGCTTGAGCTTGTTTGAGTCTCGTGAATTCGACAGCAATGGTATGGACTTTACAGCTTTTATCATTCCTGGTGATAGGATTTGGGCCTTTGCCTCGCCTCTTGGTACTGCCCCCCCTTGTCCTTTGGCTCACGCCGATGGAGATAAACTGTGTCTGCAGGAAGGTGACTCCGTGTCCGTTTACGGTTGGAGAAATCCTATTTCTAATGACACGGGCCATTACTGTTCGCTTGGAACGCCTGGTGCTGATGCCCCTTTTGGGAAGATCAAACACACCGCTAGTACGCGAGCAGGATGGAGTGGTGCTCCTATTTGCGCTTGCGCTGGAGGCAAGGAATTCGTTGTTGGAGTTCATCTCGGCACGGACGGAATCCAAAATGAATTCGTCATGTTAGAGGTAATACTCTCTGAAATCGAGCATATGATGAAGGAACGTGGTCTTGAAAGACAGACCTACGCTGGAAGGCGTAAACGTAACACTCGTTATGACGAACCCGAAGAAGATGACCGAGATCAAGATGACGAGTTCACTAGGAAAGGTAACAACAAGAAAGCTAAACTCGGCGGATGGGTTTCATACCAGGATTGGGACGAAGTCGATGTCGGCCGCGGGAAGAGAAACAAGAAAGGTATCGATGACTTTGACGATGGCGATAGGCCAGTACGCGACAAGAAGATCTCTAAATTTAGAGGTCCTGAAAGGTCGGAGGAAATTCCTATTGAAGCCGTTCAAACCATAGTCGTTGAACCTATTCAGGCTGTTAAAGTGGTTGAGCCATCTGCTCCCACAGTGCAGACCGTCGTTTCGGAAATGCCCGCGGCTGGTAAGACACCTGATTCATCGATGCCTTTAAACGCGAGTCTCCAGACAAGTCCACCTCTGGAGAGCCAATCTGTGGCATCACTCCCGAGTGTCCCGAGGGATACAGCCCGTACTATTGGGCCCTCGCTCGATATACTTTTGACGCTTGCGGAAGAGTTTCGAAAGAAGAGGACGACATCATCTCAAACCTTGACTGGTGTGGAGACTGCGAGCCTTGCGGCTGCCCCACTCCCAAGTCTAGAAAACAGACAGACGTCCAAAAGCTCCTTGAAATCATCTTCCCAGAAGTCGTCCAAGAAGGTATCGTTGAGCCCTCTCGAGATATCAGAGGAGTGCTCAGATCTCTTAACGAATACAATTCGTACGAACCAGTCCACTGTGACGACAGAGAGGCCCTCGACGAAGCCGTCTACTTCACAGCCGAAAGGCAACCGAAGTGGAGTCGCTCCTACACAGGAGATGATGAAGACTTTGACAGAGCTTTTGACAAAGTTATTGGAGACGCGTACCACGCCGGAACCCTCAACGGAGATTCAAGTCCAGGCTACCCATACAACCTTAGATACAAGGACAACAGAACTTTTATCGAAGAGCAGGGAGCAGCCGGAGGAGAGCTCAGAAGGATGGTGTACAGTCGCTACCAAAAGTGGAAAGAAGCAACGGACGAAACGGTCGAAGAGTGCATCAGAGACCCAAAGCAATGGATCCTCAAAGGCTTGAGAGATCCTGTTCGCTTGTTCCCAAAGAATCAGGGAGTGCCCAAACGAAAGAATGGACTCCCGCGCCTGATATGCGCCGTGTCGTTGGTCGATCAGATAGTTGAAAGACTATTCTTCGATGACTATTGCAAGGCTGAATTGGAGGCTTTCCCTAACCTTGACGGTATGAAGGGTATTGGCTTCGATGATGTCTCTGCTGATGCGGTCGGCGGTCGTTGGCGTGGTCGCTGTCATCAGACAGGCCTGACTCCTCTTGAGAGCGATGTAAGCGGATGGGAAAAGCGATTTGGGGCTATGTTCGCCTACGCTCATGCTATGGTGATGCGTCTAACATGTAAGAATAACGACGCTGGCTTTGAATCTGCGACCTTGGTCTGGTCAGGCAGCTTGCTATCAGTACCCATAGTGGTTGGCAATGGAACCGTGTGGATCCGTCGAGGTCTGAAAATTCAGACATCCGGAGACCGCATGACATCCGAGTCAAACACCAATGGAAGGAAAGTGGCAGCTCGCTTAGTCGGATCTTTGGCATTTTGTGCGGGTGATGATTGTAATGAATGGAACTCAGCTGGAAAAGATGAAATTATGGCAAGATATGCCAAAATAGGACTCCCAGTACGCGATGTTATCAAACATGAAACCACCACCTTCTTTAATTTCTGCTCCCACGGATTTCGATTCGAGGACGATCAATGGAAATGTTGGCTGAACACGTACCCCCGCATGATGTGGGAATGCGCTCGAAAGAACGTTTGGGACGCTCAGACCGACAATGCCATAAGATGGGAGGTTAGACACCACCCGGACCCCAAGGTTCGGGAGAGGGTCGATATCTTCCTGGACGTGCGGAAGTTTGCGCTCTGTTCGTGTCCAGAGCATGATGTCATCAAGACGCATGAAGAGCAAAGCTCAACCCCGGGCGGGGGGCAATCCGCCAAAGAAGGGTGTTACCAAGAAGAAGAACAGGTCGAGGAAACGCGCCGCAGGGACGACAAAGGTAGGCCCCTCATT